CGAAGGAAAAGACTCACCTGTCCGGGTGAGTTTAAATTACCAGTCTGAGCATACACCTGACCCTTGATAGCTTAGTTATCACAGCCTATGTACTTGTGTTAAAACACTTTCGTGTACACATTACAGCTCACTCACTTCACTTCGTGAAGTGACTGTTTCTTGAGAGTTGCAATTGCCGATAAAGCGTAAGCTTTAACAGCACAGTTGGAATGTATAGTAATATACGGCCTGGAAACATTTCAGCAATGAAATGCAAACCAATCATAACTGTATAAAGTATTTCAGCGAAACTGAAATCCTTAGTGACAGTAAGGAGTAGTAGGATAAAACGCTGCAATAGCTTTCAGGCGAAGCCTAAAATCGATTGCAACTCGCAATATAGAGTGCCATGAAACATATGAATGCTAATTTTAATATGACGTCGGTTTGGTCAGTTATTAGAACTTTCCTACCCGAACGCGATTACTCATTAGCTCATTGTTTCAGAGAGTATAAACTTGTCTTTGACAAATTTGTCAGAGTCCATGGAACCGCCAGAGCTCTCAAGATAATGAAAGAAATTTCATTGTCTGGTCGCAAGGTGGTAATGAAATATGGTATTAATACTTCTTTCAAGAAAGAAGTGTTTAATAACCACAAATCATGTTGTAAGTTTGGAGATCATGATCTCCGAACCTACTCCGATGGTTTTCCACGTTGTTTAGCAAAAGTTCGGAGGTTGTTAACTTCCAGAAAACGATTGCTGAACTTATGTGGAGTCTCTATACTCCAAGCATACCTTTTCATCCGTACAACACCAGAAGTTTCGTTTAAGGAGATGACATCTCCTTTCACTGGTAAAAGTGAAGTGGGACCTAAATCCTTGTCAGGATTTATCTCTACCTTTACAGAGCCTTGGCTCCGTAAGGAATTTCGCCGTATAACATTGGATGTTAAGTATGACCCGGTATTGTTTCCGGGGTTTAAGTCAGGAAGTTATGGGGCACCTTCAATTGCGTTTGCGCATGAAGATGCTAGAACCATACTCCAAGACAATTACAAAGACTATCTAGATAGTCTTTTGGTCATGCGTTCACATTTTACTGCACGTGATAAGGATGACTTACTCAATGAGATCAAAGCCATGAGTGGCAATGATCTTTTATATTTGGGTAAGGAACCTGGTATCATTCCTAATGAACTTATTGGTATATTTCCTTCTAAGAAGGAGAAACAACCAAGAAGATTAGGGAGAACGTGTTTCCTAGCGGATCGGGGGGGTAAGACAAGAGTTATTACTTCTTGTTCCTACCTTATACAAGCTGCGCTTGCCCCATTGCATAAAGTCTTTATGGAACTCTTGAGAACCATAAGACAGGATTACACATTCAGACAAGATCACGCGCGCAGTACCATATTACGTTGGCATAGAGAAGGTCGTTTGATTTATTCTTACGATCTTTCTGCTGCTACGGATAGGTTTCCAATTGCGATTCAATACGAAGTATTGAAGTCCCTCTACCCTGATTTAGCCGATTCTTGGTTAAAACTCATGCGTATACCTATTGAATATGGTAATAACGAACGAGTGTTTGAAGTCGGTCAACCAATGGGATTATTATCCTCTTGGCCCGTCTTTACGTTGACGCATCATTTAATGGTGCGTTATTGCGCTCTTATGGAAGGATTTAATCCTCATAAGTTCTCTCTTTACTGTGTTCTAGGCGATGACGTAGTCATTGCACACAGAGCAACAGCGAAACGTTACAAAACACTTATGACTAAGTGGTTTGGAGTTCGGATTTCTTCTATGAAGTCTTTTAGACCTCGTAGAAATACTCCGATGTGTACAGAATTCGCGAAGCGAAATTATGTTAATGGTGAAGAGGTGACACCTCTAGCACCAGACATGTTGGCTATGGCAAGGAGTGAAAACCCCTTGCTACTCGTAACTATCATGGAAAGGATTCTGCTCAACTGGAAAATTAAACTCAAGACACCGGACAGCTTCATACGAATGCTATTTTTGCGTGTTTTGACGTCTAATACAGTTCGAGTGGGTGTAACTCGTTACATGTTTCACCCTTTAAGAATCAACCCCTATCTGTACCGGATTAAGGGAGTCCGTGAGCACGTGGATAAAATATATCCCCCTTTTAAGCGTTTCAATAGATTGAAGCAAGATGATATCGACGATACATTTTCAATCTTTCATTATATGACGGCTACAAGAGTAGTCCGTTATAATGAACTATGTAAACATCTTGGCGAACTCAAGAGTTCTGTTAATGATAAATACATAGTTGGTCTCGCTTACTCATCGGAACAAGCAATGAATTACTTGTCCAAAGAGGGGTGGGAATATCCAGAAGACACTTACCATCCTGTTAGAAATAAAGTCTTCGACTTTATTTACAGTCATCCATTATGGCAGACTATAATGGATATCAGTTCTAAAATCGATTTCTCTCAATACTCAAGCTTAGAAAAGAACTACGTTCTTTTAGTTTGGGCTGAGAGTTATCTCATGGGAGATCAACTCTCACAACTTGGGATCTGGCATGCGAAGCAACGCTATGATCTTAAGTTTGAGTGTAGATTCTACAATAAAATTATTGAACAGGCTAAACCGCTCTTCGAGCAGTATCACAGCCCTCAAGTCCGGCAACGATTCTTTCGTTGTCCTGGAACTCTCTTGAATCATGAGTTTGCAGAGGATCGCTACTAAGGTAGTTATTTCAGTCTCGGGGGCGGTAAAATTCCCGAGATATAAAC